ACTTTAGTATTTTCCATAATATATTATCTTATATAGTAAAATCATATATTATTTTGTTTTTAATTCAATTTTCTAATGCCATTTACATATTTCGCAAATTTGCTCATATAATTCATTCTTTTTAGGTTTGATGTTTTCATTATATACGCCCAATTTTCTAGCCAAGTCTATTAAATCGTCTGTTTTATAATTCGATGCGGTTTTCAATGGTTTCATATAATTTTCTAAACATATTAACGTATTTTTCATATTATTAATATTATCAACCAGAATTGGTTCAATATTTACTTTGTATTTACCATATCCATCTTTATATAAAACATATGTCGGTAAATTTTCGTCTTTGTTTGAAATAAACTCTAACATAAAACGATTTGTCGAATCTACCATAATAATATTCATTTTAAAATAAGATATCATTGCTATGAAACATAATATAGATGTATCTTTCTGTGAGGTTAAAAAATCGGATAAAATCTCTTGTATAGACGCTTTTGTAATTTTATAATTGGTTTGCTTTAAAACACCTGGATTTTTATTTAAATATTCTATTATTTTTTGTTTTATCTCGAGTTCTTTAATTCCGTAGTTTCGACTTACTTGTAAATATTCATTATAACCAAAATGAATAATGAAAATGCACCAAAATAAAGTATCTTTTTGTGTAGGTGAAATTATATTTTCCGTTTTTATCAAAACGTCCAATTTAGATTCACTGCGAGATATCGATTCCATGGCAGTAACAGTAGCCATTTCTTTTAATAATTTTTCTTTTAATGAATATATATTTTCGTTTGATTCGATTTGTTTATTGGTGGATTCCAAACTATTATTATCTTTTATATTATCTTTTATATTATCTTTTATATTATCTTTTATTTCATCAATTTCTTCAAGAACAACATGTTGTCCTTGAATAACAGGTTCTGATGGAATAATTTCGTCTTTATTTTTTTTATTGAACATACATGATTGAATTCGTTTCAATAACTCAGGAGTCATTGTTTTTAAATTATTACATCCAAACATCGATTTATAACCACAATACATTATTAATATTATTTATTTATTGAGTTATATGATATTGTCATATTATCTTTATTACCTTTTTCAATAAAGAATGCGTTTTTAAATTCATCCTTTTGATATTCCAATGTAACTAATGATTCTTCTTGTTTTTTTGAGTAATTGATATATTTTTGCATTTCATCCATTGTTTCGTTATCTAGAAAAGATAAATTTACATATACACCGCTTTTATTTTCATTTATTTTACAAAGATTTTTTGATAAAATTTTTAATACTTCTATTTGATGGTATTTATCCATCGATTCTATTTCAGATTTGATTTGTTCTAGAACATTTATTTTATCAATGCTTTCCATCATAGTATAGATATATTTATGGTATGATTTTATATCATTTTTATTGTATATTTAGGTTCTATATACAATAAAAAATAGATTTTATGATTATAAACAAACGTATTATTTTTCCATAATACTAATAGGTGGTTTTTTCTCACGATTATAATTGGGTTGATTATCAACATTACTATCTAATTTACCAATAACACAAATATATGGGTCGTTTAATTCGAAACGCACACCTACTACTTTGACTACGATTTTTTCATTTTCTTTAATGTTAGCAAAATTCTTATCCGTAAAATGATGGTCACGAGCGACAAATACAGTAATTGGAATTCCTCCTAAATCATCAATTACTTCAGCGTGAATACCTGCTTTTGTAATAGTTTTTGTAGTACATTCTACTAACATACCTTCTACTGGGTGACATACCATACAATTAAAAGTTGTCAAGAATTCGATATTTTCATTATTAACAATACCACTAGAATAGGTCAATACTTTTACAGAGTTTGGACGTATAAATCCTTCCGCAATACAACGACCTTCAGTTTTCTTTGATATAGTTTTTTCTAAATTTTGTTTTATATTTTTACCAACTTCAGTAATCGAAAGAATTACTTTCATTGTCAATATGGATTGAATATACACTCCATATATTTTACGTTTATCCTTATCGCCTTGATTTTGATTTGCGTTTGACATCTTACTACTATAATGACACAAAATATCTTTTTATATCATTATATATTATTTATTGTTTTTTTATCAATTTTTTATTTTTATTTACAATATTTTCTTGGGTATTTTATTAATAGTAGTTTTTTCCAAATCAAAAAACCAGTGTTTGCTATCACTAACAGAGTGTTTCTCAGTAAAGTATCTAAATAAAATTTCTAAAATAACACATAGACCTTGTTTTTGAATATTTGCTTGAGAATATAATTCATTAGTATCGGTGTATATTTTTTCACCCAAAACATAATTTAATCTTTTCATTAAATCCTGTTTTCCAGCACTACTACATTTAGCGCCTCCTCTTTTATCTGACATTTCTTTTGTTTTGAATATAATTTCATCATTCTTGAAAAATGACATAAACCCGACAACACTATTTATTTTTGAATCTGGAATAATAAATTTGGTTAATTGGCTTTTATAATTTTCAAAATCAAGAGGGTTGATTAGACTCCATTCCATTAAGTTATTTGGATTTTGGTGATATATATTCCACTTTTCATCATTATTAACGAGAACAATTGCCTTTTCGTTTTTATAATCGACGCGTTTTTCGTCAAAATATTGTTTAATAATGTTCTCGATTTCAATAAAATCTTTTTCCGCATTATAAAGTTCTCGTACTAATACTAATTTCATATCATATTTAAGAGTATCTATATAATGATAGACAATATATTTGATTAATAAATCTTTTGGAATTTTATGTACTACTAATAACCATTCAAATACATGACCACAATGTTTATACCAGTCAATATCACTTGATACTAAATCTGTTTTCTCAATAGAATACATTAAATTAGTTTTTAAATTATTAAGAATGTTTTCATACTCGAGTTTGTTTTTTTCTTCTAAGTTTTCGTCGATAATTACATTTTCTGCCATTTTATCTATTTCATTTTCCACTATTTTTTTATTTTCATAATTTTTATTGGCAGGTAATTGTAATTCTAATGAATCTTTTTTGTATTCAACAGGAACACTTCTTTCATAAAGAGATGCTTCTTCGCCAGTTATTTCGATAGGTTGGAAAACATAATAATTTTCTTTATTAATTAAATACCCTTTTCTACTATATTTATCTAATAAATATTCATTTTTATTATCAACAAATTGTGTTAATACATAATCAATCTGTTCAATAGGGTATTCTTTGATAACATTAATTGAATTAATTAATTGTTCTCGTTTATAAATAAAATGTTCTTTAAATAAATCACGAATACGTTTTGTAATTGTAGAATAATTCATTGATAAGAATTCATTATTATATGTAGTTTGATTAATATCAGTATCCTTAATAACAACATTCGATGAACATTTAAAACTACAATTATCCATATAATCACATATCTCGGAAAATGGTTTATCACCGATTTTAAAATCAATTTCTGTATCATTTTGACTAGATAATTTTATTTTGATATTTTTATTTTCAGGTAATTCCATTATTTTATCAATCGTGAAATTAGTTTGACCGATATTCAATAGACAATCTACCGCAATTTCTTTCAATAATCTTGTAACTTTTCCAATATTGGTTGCTTTGTTCTCAGCATAACGATATACATACATATCAACAGGTTCTTCGTCATTATATGGTAATGTAGAATGTAAGAATATTTCGACATTTCTTTCTTCAAATGGTAATTGACAGTGACTTAAATTACGAACACCTCTTCCGATAATTTGTTCGATTCTATTCATATTATACCATGGTTCCATAATATGTACCTGTCTAATATTTTTAAAATCAACTCCTTCAGCAGCCGCCTTGGAAATCAATACCACTTTTACATTTTCACCATATTTGTTCTCAGGATTAGTAATATATTTAATATCAGCTAGATTATTGGGTGAAAATGCTTTATCACCAGTAATCATAACATATTTGGCTTGTTTAAATTTACCAGGTTCTCCATTTTCTTTTAAATATTGTGATTTAGGTTTCATTGTCAAAGCATCGATTGGTTCAGTAGGAGGAGTTTTGAATAATGGTTTTGTATGACTAGCGAAACCATATCTTGTAAAACCCATTTCTTCTAATGCTAACGCGATAGGTACGATTCCACCATCGATATATTGAGAATAAACGAGAACAATTCCAGTGGAATCCAGAATAGATTGACAAACACTATGTATTTTATTACTATATTTATGTATTTTCTCCATTTGAAATATACGTCCATGATTAGGGTTCTCTACTATTTCAGGTTTATATTCAAAATCATAACGGAGTGAATAATTAGATACAATCGATTTGTATGTCATTATGTTAGAAAGACCGGTTTTGCCTACCATATTTTTAATAATATCTTTATTTCTTTCATCATCGCTTGATTCGTTATCGGCGATTTTATTATCTAATTGAGAACTTGGATAAACAATATTTAAAGCTTCTAGTGGTTCTAATAATAAATGATAACCAAATGATTCCATGTTCTCGAAAGATGGCATGATACGTTCTTTACCAAATTTATCAACTACATCAAAAGACCTATTAAACAAATTATTCATTATAAATTCGTAACCCTTTTGTTGATATTCGCCAATTTTACTTACATAAATAGGAACATATTGTAAAGGAGTATCAATATCTTTTTTATTCATTTGTATTTTCGGATATACTTCTTTTTTAATGGTATTTTCAGGAGAAAAAACATTGGGATAAATACGATAAGGGAATGTATAAGGATTTTCACCACGAACATATGAAACATAACCAGTTAATTTCCTTTGTAAAAGTTCTCTACCACCTTCTAATAAAACACCATTTTTATTTGTTCTCTCTTCTAAGAAATTACCTTTGGAATCGAAAACATCATTTTCTTTAATAGTACTACGTTTATCGACTAAATTCATAAGATTCGTTAACCATATAATTTCGGTTTGACTATTATACATAGGTGTAGCAGATAGTAATAATAGTCGAATATTTTCAGCATGTTTAACTACATACATTAATAAACTAGCGGTTCTCTTTTTTTTATTATCATCTGCTAAACGAATGTTATGGACTTCGTCTATAATAATTAGTCGATTGTTGAAAAACTTCTTGATGAGTTTTTTATGAATGGTTTTTGCCTCTTTTTCTGAATATTCCGTTTTTTCATTCAATTTGATAGTACGTTTGATATAATTTGCTAATTCAACATACCCCACAAATTTATAGTATTGATTAATTAGACTATTTATTTCACCGATTACACGTTCTCTTGGAATACCTTGTAAGCTGGTAGGGTTGATTTCTTTCAATAAATTATTACCTATACAAGTATTTAAATTCCATAATCCATTTTCCAATTTTAGTTTTCGTTCGTCAAATAATTGTAATCTGAAATTCTGTTGTACGTTTGGTGATGCTACAACTAAAATCTTTTGTGTTAAACCTACTTGTTTCATAAATCCACGCATTTCTTCAGCTATACCAATCGCACTACAGGTCTTACCTGTACCTAATCCGTGATATAATAATAAACTATTATAAGGTGTTTGAAATGATAGGAAATTCTTTACAAATAATTGATGTGGAACTAATTCAAAATCCGCATCGCATAATAAATTAGTACGTTGTCGAATATCGTAAATTTTTCCATCATATTTAGTATCATTAAATTCTTTTAGTTTTGCTATTTTCAAATTAAAATCGGGGTCATTTAAATCTGGATATAAAAAGTCATTGGATTTATCTATTTTGCTGTTTTCATATTCTAATTTTTCTTTATTAAAAAGAAAATCATTATATTCTTTCGAATCAACATCGACGGGAGCAATACCAACTTGTTCATTTAATTTTTGTTCTTCTCGAGTTTCATCTATATTTGATATATCAGGAATAGGTTCTGTGTTAATTCTTCCTATATCTGGTGTTATTTCTTCTTGTTCAAACGATTTCAATTCTGGAATAACTAATTTTTCTTCAGGTATTTCTTGTATTTCAATATTTTCAGGAGTTTCAATGATAGTTTGTTCTATTTGTTCAGTTCCTACTGGTTCTATTTTATCAATAATATCATCCAATACTTTTTCAACAATAGGGTTTTCGATAACTACTTTATCGATTGGTTTCAATAAGACTTTTTGTTTTATTTTTTTAGGTAATACAAGTTCTTGACCAAAATTATCAAGAGTATCATCTCTTATTTTTAACCGATTTTTTTCAGTTTTTACGGTTTCACATTTACCAGTAATAATATTTTTTCTAGTGCCATTCGGACACTCTGTTTTTGAGCGATTTAATATCGAGTCTAATAATGGATTTGGAGTATCTACATCAATATCTACTGGATAAATCCGCGTTAGTTCGTCAAATAAACCATTTATTTTTGAAAAAATAGTAGAATTATTAATAATCTCTTGTTTTGATAAATATTTCAAAACATAATCTTTTTTATAACGTTCAATGATGCCTATCACACCTAAACGGTCATCTTTACCATAAAGAATTTGCTCAATACCCACTAATTTTGCGGTTTTGATATCTCTATATTCAATAGCACGCATATCTGCTCCCTTGGTTTTAAAATCATTGTTTTCAGTTAATTCACCGAGAACAAAACATAACTCTGGTCCAGTAACTAGATTACTATTGATATACGCTTTTTTACCTCGGTCGCCGGATTTAATCTCGATAATAGAATTCATATCCTCTACATTTAATAATTCTTTAATTATTTCGATAGCTCTTTCCGTAGTTTTTCTTTTTTTCTCTTCTGTATCAATGCCTTGAATTTTACCACCTAATATTTTTTTGGTGTTTCTACTATTATTTTTTTTCATATTATGGTTTGATTTATCATTATTTTTTCTTGTTGTAAATTTCATAAGAAAATGTTAATAATGTCTATATATTTGATAGATATTATTATATATGTTTTAACAACTAAAAATTTTATACGTTTTCAACATATTATTAATATTCGTTATTAATTTTATTTTTTCTAAATTATAAGGCCTTATCGATTCAATACATTCTTCATATGTTTTCCATTCCATTTTACTTACTTCTGATTTTTCAAAATTATCCATATTTGTAGTATCCGAGTAATTCATAAAATTCAAATAATATTTATGCTTATAAGATTTATAATTTGAACCAGTAAATATCTCTTCAAATGGTAATATATTTTGAATATTTTTCAATTTATTATTCTTAAATCCAGTTTCTTCACAAAATTCACGAATAGCACAATCATAATCTTTTTCTTGATAATTTCGACGACCTTTTGGAAATCCCCATTCAGGTTCGTCCCATAGTGGAAATGTATTACTATATTCAATTAACATATCCATATTATAAAATTCATTCTTAATTAAAATGCCTTTTTTTAAAAGGTTGAATTTCTCTCTGGAAGTCAATTCCTCTGATTTATATTGGTTTGAAATATGTTCATTACCCCATATAGATTTCCATAAAGAATCGAAAGACATGTTCTTGATATTTTCTTTTTCTTGATTGGTCATTTGTTTTAGCATATTAATTATATAATCTTTGTTATATACAGAATATTTACCACGCATAAAATCTATATATCCTAAAGTATCTTTTCGTCTTATCATTAGATATTCTATGTTATTATCATGATTTATGCGATATACTATTATTCCTATACTAGTAATCGGCATTTTACATTGATGATATAAATGTCCTATTTTACCACAATTATTACAATAATTATCATTCATTTTTTATTTTTCAAATACGATTATACTATTTGATTATAGTCACATGTCTTTATATATTTATATTATCAAAGAATGGATTTATCTAAAACAAATTTTTTCAAACCAGATGTTTGGGGACCGCATTATTGGTTTTTTTTACATACAATAGCAGAGTCTTATCCCAATACACCGAATAGTATTACAAAAAAGAAATATTATGATTTAATACAAAATATGCCTCTATTTATTCCAGTAGTTGAAATGGGAGATAAATTTAGTGAATTTTTAGATAAATATCCGGTAACACCATATTTAGATAATCGCGATTCTTTCGTTAGATGGGTACATTTTATTCATAATAAATTCAATGTTTTATTAGGAAAAGAACAGATATCGTTACCTCTCGCTTTAGAAAAATATAGAGCCGAATATAAACCTAAACCAATTTATTTATCAGAAAAAATAAATTTACGAAAACATTATATTCATGCTGCACTTATATTGATTTTTGTGATTTTAATCTATATCTATTATGAATAACTTTCTCAATATAATATAGATAATATAAATAAAATTCATATATGAGAATTGAGATTATCATTTTTATAATAGCAGCTTTTGTGATTGCTAATATTTATACAGATGGAAAATATATGAAACTATTAATGTCATGGAAAAAATATTATCAGATAGTAGGTGTAGTTTTTATAGCGCTTATGTTATATATTTTGATTAAACGTAATCCATTGAGAGCTCGTGAAATAGTATCAACTACCAATGATTATATTAAATATTTACCTATAGATAGAAATACATCAAATTTCATTTCACCTATATTAGATTTTACGTCAAAACAGAATTTTGTCGAAAACAATGGTTATTCGAATGACTATAACTATCCAGTTATACCGATGCCGAATTATCAATCAAACGCCGAATCTAAAATAATGAATTCTGGCAAAAAATCGACAAAACGTTCAGTAAGTGAAACAAAAAAGAAGTTTGTAGCAGCAAGACAGAATTGGACATGTGGAGATTGTAAGAAACAATTACCAGCGTGGTTTGAGGTAGATCATACAATACGTTTAGAAAGAGGAGGTTCTAATCATGTAGATAATTTAGTTGCTTTATGTAGAGATTGTCATGGTAAAAAAACAGCAATTGAGAACTTATAATTCATCTGTT